TGGTACTGTGCTTGGTATGTTAAAATCTAGGTTACTTGCAGGATAGAATTCACTAAATTCTTTAAAATTAGACTCGTTACCTACAAATCCTCCATTATTTACTGCTACACTATAAAGCGATTGAAAGCTTGTTGGGATTGGAGGTAAGCCTGCTAATTCTTTTTTTCTTTTTTCCTCTTCTGCTTCTTTTTTCTTTTTTTCTTCGTCTTGTTTAAGTCTTTCTAATCTTTCCTTTTCTCTATCTTCTAGTATTTGTTTAGCGTTCTCAAAAGATTGAACCAATCCAGTAGGCATTTTGTAGGATTGATTAATTCTCAATGAATCTATTATTGATCCTAATCCAATTAGTTTTACATAACAATCGTATCCTCCTTCTTGGTTAAACGACCAGTTAAAGTTTGATACAATACCCAACATTCCATCATAGTTGCCACTTAACTCTCTTGCCTTGGATGATATTCTTTGTTGTACTAATGTCTTGTTAGTTCCTTCAGCGAAAGGATTATCTAATCCATAAGTGTTGCTTGCTATAGAAAATAAACCACTTAAATTACCATTTGTAGTTGAATTAACATAATACTGTGTGTGACCCCATTCAAGAAGCATTGAATACCCTAATCTAAAATATAAAGCTTCAACTATATTAAGTTGGTTCATGTTCCAAACCTTAAAGTTGATTGTAGCTTGTCTTAAAGAACCTAACGTACCAACTGTTTCAATTTGAACATTTGTCAAACCTGGCAATGGTCTGTAACCGAGTTCATTAGTTCCTCCTAATCCGTATGCACCATCTAAACCCAACCCGCTTCTTAATTGTACACCTTGACCTCTATCTTTAGAGGTACCAGCTTCCAGTATCCAGTTTTTAGCTAGGTCTTCTGGTTTGGTATAGATGGACTTTGGGAGTTCTAGTTTTTCATAGAAGTCCTCTAAAGACTTTGGATTTTGATTATCACTTACTGTTATATTAACTGAAGAAATTAATCTAACCCAAGCAGATTTATTTGCAAGAAACAAAACATCCTCTGAGTTTCTAGGATCTGTACTATTCTTAGCAGCTCTAATATACAGTTGATCTAGAACGTATTGTTGAAACGGAGCACCTATTACATTACTTAATTTCTCAGACATTGTTTGCGTTATTATACGAACCTAATACTGTTCTTATATCAGTTGGTATTCTTAGTTGTATTCCAACAGGAGGATAAATTGAATCTCCTGGTAATGCGTTTGCTGAAGCAATAACCCACCACAAACTCGAATCTTGATAAAAGTCAAAAGCTAAAAGATCTAATCTATCTTCAGCTGTTGTTATAACATAGTAGTCAGTATTTGTTGGATCTATTTCGGGATAGATATTATTTGTGTAGTATAAACTACCTGTTGTATTTAATCTAGCTACTGGTATGTTTTGATATCTGGATGCCATATTTTTAACTATTGTCTACCAAATAATGGAAGTTGGTTTTGATTAGCAGGAGCTACAGGACCAGTTCTAGGTCTGTTTCTTTGTGCTACTTTTGCAGCCTCTTTAGCTTTTAAGTTTTGATTAGCCTGAACTTGCTTTTTTGTTTTGTTTGTTAAGGCTTGTGTTTTATTTTGGTTAGGATTAGTAGCTCCAGCTTCTGCAGCACTAATTTGACCTGCTGACTCTCTTAATTTTGCTAAGTCAGGTTGATCAAGTTTGATTTGTGGTGCAGGTGTTTTGTCGTCTATATAATTTAAAAGAATATTTCTAGAAGTATTCGCTACAAGAGGAACATAAGGAATACGTTTAGTAACTCTTTGAGGTAGAATATCAAATATTGGTTTAAAGCTACAAGATATAGTTACCATATGAGGTAGCTGTGCAACATCTGTTTCAATGTTTGGTCCGTATAATTGAATCTCCCAAGATGTATTACTATTATCTATTGTTACATTTACGTTTTCTAAAAATCCAGGCACCCTATAAAGATAATCTCCAATTGTCAATTTTACAACAGAACCTCTCATAACTTGTGAGTCTGGAGAGTAGTCAGGATAAACTTGAGATATTAAATGGTTTAGTTTTGTATATAAAGGAGCCATTTCTTCTCTTGTTTGTACAAACATCTTAAAATTGAAAGTTATTGTCCTATCAAAACCTTGATATGTTCTAAATGTTTCACCACGTCCTAAATATCTAAATGCATTATACTCTGCTGTATTTGTATCAGATATTTGACCTTCTAAGAAAGCTCTAAATACTAAAGCTGTAGCATACCCTGGGTTATCGTTTGATAAACATTCAAAGGTAAACTTTATAATATCTTTTGTATCGCTACCACCAGCTGTCCAAGGATCTTGTGTACTTTCTTGATAGTAGTAAGGATTTAGTGCGTTAACTAGATCTCTTGCTCCTTGTTTTGAAAACAGAATATTTGAATTCTCTAAAGGACCTCCAGGATTACCTATACCTAAACCTCCAAATCCATTATATGGATTAGCAATGTTATAAACACTATAGTCTGTAGAAGGTGATGTTCTACCTACAGGATTATCCAAGTTAAGTTGTTCTCTAAAATCTTGAATTTTTGCAACAGTAGGTGAAGTTGCTACGTGAGTATTTTGACTTGCAAGCTGTGCATACGTCAAACCAATTTGAGAGTATGATACTTGAGTTATTGGATCAACTTCTGGTTGAGTGTTACTTACTCTAAAAATTCTTGTTTGTCCCAAACCATATACAGAACCAGGACCTCCAATATAGTTAAACAACTGATTGCTGATTGGTGAAATACCGAGTCTATCGATAGTAGTTGGATCAACTCCTGTATTAATGATATCGTTTCTAGTTGGATTAAAACCACTTTGAGCATCTATCTTCAATGCTTTAAGTATCAACAACCTATTTGTTGTAGGAGTATTATTTTGAGGTGCTCCAGCAATGTATTGATAGGTTTGATTTACAGTTTCAAATAGTTGAGGAAATACACCTTGCCTATTAAAATGAGCACCTGTACCTTGTACTTGTACTTGTGCTAAAGTATTAAGAGGATTATAAGTTTGCGTTACTGGTAGTATGGCGTTTCTTAGAGTGATACCAGCAAACTGTAAAGTATTTTGTACTTGTGTTCTTGGATTTGTTAATTGTAATCCAATTTGCTTTTGAATAAATGCTGGACCTTCTGGTGCATATTTAAAGAACTTTAAAATTCTTTCTCTATCATAGTTGGCGGACAATGATGTGAATGCTCCATTTATTAAGGCAGTAATAGCACCACCTCTTAAAGGAAAGTCTAAACTTGTTCTATTAAGCTCGTAAAACCTTCTTATATTGTCTGGAGTTTGCTCATTCTCTATTGGAAACTGAATAAAAGGTTGTCCACTATAGCCACCACCAGGTTGGTCTAAGCCATACTTGAGAGAAGTAAGATCGGTTTTGAAGTTTATTATAGGCATCTTATCTAGTAGGCGATGATTTTATAAAATCTAAATAAGTAGGTTGTTGCAAAGCATTAAATGTTACATCTGTTGGATTGATAATTGGAGGTATTACAGTTGATTCTGTTGGTACTTCAACACCCCTTCTAACTAAAGCTACATTTTGTGGAGTACCTTCAAATACACCTGATGGGTTTGTCCTACCTTGTTTACTAAGCTTAGAAGCTTTAATTTGTTCTAGTATTGACATATTATCTTATTGTTTTACCTGGTGTCGTGGCTAAGTTTTTTACAACCTGTTTAGCAACTATTTCTCCATCCATTACAGTATACACAGTTATTATTTGATCACCTTGTTTATTCCCTACTCCTGTTGGTGCTACCATAGGTGATAGAGTTGCTTTAGTTGCTTCTGATACTTTTTCACTAATTGATCCTGGTGTACTTCCACCTATAGATGCTGCAGCAGCACTAATACCTCCTGATAAACTTGTTGCACCGCTTCTTACTTGATTAGCTAAGCCTTTCCATTTAGCCGAATCTGTAAATGGTAAACTAGCTATACCATCCAAAGTTGTTCCTACAATATCGCCAATCAGCTGTACAGCTCCTGCTAGTCTGTTTATTAATGCAGTAGCAAATGCTTGTATCTTTTGAGGATTGGTTATAAAGTCGAGTATTCCTGAATTTTCTACAAACTCAACAAACACTGTTTTAATTTTATTCATCAGCTCAGATAACCTTTCTGCAGTAGACGTTTGTGTAACGTAGTTATATGCGTCCTCTCCTAACTTTTTGTTAATTTCCTCTTCCTCCATTCCCTGTGCTCTCATTATTTTTAACTTCTCATGAGCTTGTTGAATATCTTTAGCACCTAACTTGGTTAAGATCTCTCTTTGCCTCATTGTGTCAGCTAACTGATCTCTTGTCATTCCAACAGCAGCAGCTATTGATTCTTGCTGAATTCTATTTAGTTTGAGATACTCTGCTGATGAACCGACTTGTTTTGTAATTTCAGAAGCTAGAGTTACTAAGTCGTTATTGAGAGCAGCTTCTCTTGCTTTAGTTAAATTAATGTCTTTTCCAAGTAGTACTTGAGCTTCAAATTCTTTTGATATACTACTTTCAAAATCTAAAAAGCTAGAAGCTTGGTTATCTAATTGACTTAGATTATACCCCAATGCCTTAACTTGAATTATAGCTTTTGTAAGTTGTTCTGGAAATTTGTTAAACCTTAGACCAAGTACACCTGTTAATTTAGCAGCTTCACTTAATACTTGTCTAAAATCAAATCCAATACCAGTTAAAAGTTTAAATCCACCAACTTGACCTAGTATACTTTTAGTTATTTCTTTTTCACTCTTACTTGTAACTAAACTTGTTTGTGCTAAAGCTTTTCTAGTTTCTAGATCTATGCCAGCAAGCTCTTTTAACTCTATATTAGTTTCGAGTTGATCCTTAGTTAGAATGTTTGTAACTCCGAGTGCTTTACTCAGCTCTACTTGTGATTCCATCAACCTTGTAGAGTTTATAATAACATTTCCACTTGCTTTAGCAATATCTTCAAAAGCTAATTTAACTGATTTAGCTTCGTCTTTGGACATTACGAGGTTTCTAGCAAAGTTTGTTATACCTTGATCTAAACCTAATACTAAATCAACTACACCTTTAAATGCTCCAATTAAACCACCAAGTATTCCACCTATGAATGGAATAGTACTAGCTACACCTTGTAAACCACCAAGTAAACTTGTCGCACCTGCTCCTGATACCGCACCACCTCCAATTCCGTATCCACCACCAGGACCACCATTAACTAAACTAGACGCTTGTTGTAAAGGAGAAAGTAAATTTGTTTTTAATGCATTACCTATACCACTTGCTAAACCTCCTAGTTGTGACATACCATAGACAAGTGCACCTATAAAACCAGCACTAGCTACACCAGCAGCAATTTTACCAGTATTGCCACCACCAGCACCGCCACCACCACCAGCGCCTCCTGCAGTGCCTGCTGTACCACCACCTCCTGTTCCTGGAGGAATGTTAGCACCACCACCTGCTCTTGCACGAGCAATGTCTATTTGTCTTTGTTGAGCAGATTTGGATCTAAACACATCTGCTATTTTGACACCCAATGCACCTAGTTTATTATGAACTGAGCTGAGTTTGTTTGTTTTGGCTCTTTCTTCATTTATGGCTTTTAAAAGAGCTTTTTCTGCTGTGAGTCCTTTGAGGGAAGCTTGTGATGATGCTTTTCTAGCAGCTAAAGCTCCACCTTCTGTTTTAGCAAGTTGTTTTAATTTCAATTGTTGCTCATCAAGTAATCTTTTACCTTCCTTTGCAACTTTATTATTTCCTCTTGTTTTAGCTTCTTGTATATTCTTTTCAAGAGTTTCAATAGTTTTTAACTTGTCTTGGTATTGCTGAGCGTTTTTAGCTTGATCACCTTGGAGTTTAGAAATAGCTTTTACAAATTCAGCTTCCTCTTTAGAAGCTTTTTTAATTTCTCCTTTAAGTCTTAGAATGTTTGTAAATGCAAGTTGTTCACGTTCAACACGTTGAACCCTCGCCATTTGTTCTCTTTCTTCCTCAGGACTTGAAAACGGTGATTTTTGATCAGCCATAGAATGTTAAAGTATTACGTAAATAAATAGCTATTTAACGCTTTTTTACTGTAGATTTGTAAGTAGGAGCTTGGTCTCTTGGATTGATGTTTGGCTTGGCAATCAGTGGTTTATCTGCTGTAACTGTTTGCTGTTCATTTCTGATTTCTTGTAGTTTTTCCAAATGTTCTGTAATAAACTTGATATTAAGCCTTCTCTCAGAGACAGGCATGTCCATTACCTCAGACCAGGAAAATCCACCACCACCGTGATAGGTTAGCTCGAAAACTTCTCTTTTGAATTGTGCTCTATACTCAACTCCCGGGAAAAAAAAAGTCAGCCGTCAGTGGCAAGCTTTCTGTGACCTCCCTACCACTCTGCAAAGTGAAGTTTACTGTGAGGTCGATGTCCGGAGTTATTGAAGCAATGTGTGCTCTAAGTGCTTGAGAATCTTTTGCAAGTAAGTAATTATCTACAAAATCTCTAACTGATTTCTGATCATAACTAGAGTTTACAGAAAGTATTTGAAACTTCAATCTTGTAGTTAGTTCACCAGCTTGAATATTAGATACCTTCTTCATACCCTTAATCTCAGCGTCTATTTTCTTTTCATCTTCAATGGTTAGAAGTTTGAAAGAAACTGTGTTCTTTGACATTGGTAATTCGAAGAAAAACTCATTCTTATTATTGTAAAGAGAGTAATCTACTGTCTTATGTTTGAGTTCTTGTAGATCAATAGTTACTTGTTCTTTTGTATCTGTATCCTGATCTGTGAATTCAAAAGTGTACTGAGAACCATAAGCAAGTATCCTTGCAGCAATCAACAAAGCATTTCTATCTCCAAGAAGTAAATCTTCATATTTGATAGGTGATTTAATAAGAGATTGAAGCATTCTTTCGATTGCTAGACCTTGCCTTAGAAGATTGACATTGGTCAAAATGTCTTCTTCTCTAGCTGTCATATACTTCATTTCTACTGATCCTGCTGAAAGTGGGTTTGCTACTTCGTAAACTTTACCTTTGGATGGTAAATCGATAATCTCTGTAGGTAACGTAAATTTTTCTGCCATAATCTTAATTGGTTATATACTAATAAATATATACAAAATAAATTTATTTTCCAACAGCAAATAAAAAACCCTTCCGTTTGGAAGGGTCTTTCTAATATATTGATTACTAGATTAGTAGTTGAGGATACAATAATCCATTCCAATTCCAAGTTCAATTGTAATCGCATCTTGGTTAGACCAGTCGTAAGCTCCAAAGTTCGCAGTCTTAACGAAAGCACCTTTGATAATCCACTCACTAACTACATCACCAACTGGACCTAAGATTGACAAGTTCAAATCCTTCTTATAGAAGTCAGAATAACCATCACGTCCAGTTACTGATTCGTGTGAGAGACGAATCCACTCCATACAAGCCTGCTGGCCAGAAGGAGAGATTGGGTTATAGAGGTTAAGTGTCATATCTTGCCACTCAGCCTTTCCCTTGATCTTACGGTAAACGTTAATGTGATCTAGCTTCACTTCATTCAAAGTAACGTTTGGTGCAGTAGCACTTTTGATCATGAATGAAGGAATACCATCTATGTACATTATGAAACGGTTCTGAACCGTAGGTTCAAAAGCCGTAAACATTATTTCATTTGGATCCAATACTGGCATTTCTGTGTAGTTTTTCTTCCTTTATAAATATTCGAAAACTAATTATATTTTTATGCTTTAGCTGCGGAGCTATCGGCTTTTTTACTTTTAATAAAATCTTTTACTTTACCAGCTATGTCTTTTAGCTCTTTTCCATACTGAGAAGCAATAGCTGCACCTGTTCCTGTTCCCATAATTGCAGCAAGATATTCCAAAGCTTTCACTTCGTCTGGTCCTAGTCCAACGTATTCGTTGATGTTACCTTCCTCAGCTACTCTGGTTTCCATTTCTTCCACTTTATCCTTTACTTCTTCTACTTTTTCTTTCTTGTCTTCAACCTTTTCTTTCTTATCTTCTACTTTCTTCTTTTCTTTCTTTTGCTTTACCACTTCGGTATAAACACCACCAGACATATCCTTAGCTTCAGCCAATATTTGATCTGCGAGAGATTCAAATAGTTGTTTAGACATTCTCAATCTTACAATAGTACTATCTTTCATTAGATCTTGTTTTTAAATTATTGACCAAAAGTTACTCCAGTTGGTAGGATGTTGAAATCAAGCTGGATAAATTCTGCAGTTCTGGTTGGTTGCAAGTAGATAGCACCTACAAGTAAGTTTCTATCGATTACATCTGGTGTATTGTTGCTATCATCCATTACTACACGGAACGCATACAAACCTTGTCTTTGTTGTACATACTCGAGGTATGGATTAACTTGAGATAAGAACTTGTTACGTGTAACTGCAGTATTTTGTTCGAATACCAATGTTTGAGCGATTTGGCCAATGTAACCCTTAAGAGCGATCAACAAACGACGTACATTTACACGATCAAGAGCAGAAGCACGAGATTGAAGAGTCTTTTGACCATAAATTACAGTTCCTTGACCAGGGAAGATTGCAATTGGGTTTACTTTAGCTGTGTAAAGAGTATTTCTTTGAGCTACAGTCAATCTTCTTTCTGGTTGAATTACTGTTGGCAATCCACCTCTATTCAAACCTGCAGGTGCAAACCACTCAGCAGATACTTTATCGTTGTATTCGTATACAGCAGGTACGATTGTAGAAGCTGGTACGAAGTTAAGTCTTCCTGTTTCAATAGATCTCAATTGAACCCATGGCCAGTAAGTAGCACCATAAGAGTTGTCATAAGATTGAGCACCAGTTGATACAGCTGTTACAGATTGGTTATATCCAACCATATCTACTACTGCAATAGCGTCACCACGGTTTTGTGCGGTGGCTAGCAAAGCACCAATTTGAGTACCTGCGTTTTGGTTGTTCAAACCAGGAGCGTAGATAGCATTGTAAACATAAGCGTCTTGGTTAGCAAGCAAGTTAATTGCTGTATCATAGTTGCCTGGGAATACACCCTGAACGTTAAATGCAGCTGAGCTTGCTGATACTGTTGGAATTGCTTCATACATGTTCAAAGGAGCAAGACCAGCACATCCAAATACTGGACCAGTTGCACCGTTAAATGAACCGTTGTAAGATCCAGATCCGTTTACAGGGATAGATGAAGTGTACTCAGCTTGAGCTTGACCAGTTGGACCAAGATAGTTTGGAGTAGGCTGATTAACAGCTTTTACTCTTACGTAGTTAGAAGCGTTAGGATAGCTACCTGTGATTTGCAAGTATTGCTGTCCTGCTTCGTCAGTGAGGATGTTGTAGGTTTGGTTACCAATTACATACTCAATGTAGTTATTTTGGTTTGGATCAAGAGAAATGTTTGACCAAGTCTCAAGTACTGATTGGTTAGCTGTGTAGTCATTACCTTGTCTGATCAACAAAGTGAAATAACCAGAAGCTGTATCAGCTTGAGCAATCTGCCATCTAACGTTATTTGCTGAACCGCTTGGCAAGATTCCTTTTGTAGCTTGAGATGCAGAAGATGAATAATCGTTATTCATAATTACACCAACTGACAAAGTTTCAAGTTCAAAACAAGCTGAAGTCAAATTCGAGCTAGAAATGAATGAAGAAACAGCTGGAGTATATGAACCACTTGCTACTCTTGTTACAAGCAACGAAGTACCTCCTTGCTGGAAGTAATTGTAAGCTGCTTGAGAGGTCAGGTACTCATAAGTTGTACCACCTGAAATGAAGGTAGTACCGAACTTAGCTTTATACTCAGAATAAGATGTTACAAGAGTTGGAAAGTTAGGTCTTCCTAAAACAGTTGGACCTATCAAAGCTGATCCTACTGTTATTGGTCCTTGTGTTATTTGGGAAAGATCGTTTTCTCTGAGGAAAACGCCTGGTGAAATTAATGCTTCTGCCATTTTAATAGTTTATTTCTCCTTATAAATAGCTGTAGAGAGAGGCAAAACAAAAATTATTGGATTGGTGTAATTTCCCCTGTTTCAGGGTCGATAGAACCGTTTCCGTACTTACTACCAAAACCTTTCAAAAGATCTCTTTCAACTATTGCATTTTTCTTTATAGTTTCTTTGAGATTCTCTAGTTCTAATTCAATTAGTGTCTTTTGATAGTTTAATTCACCTGAAATTGACATTGATTCGTAAATC